GAATGCCGCCGACGCCAAGAGCCCCGCGTGCCCGACGTGCAAGGGCCGGGCGACCTTGTGCAAGCCGGGCACGGAGAAAATTACCGGCTTGCTGCAATTGCGCCCGCGCTTTCGGCGCGACGTCGACACGTGGGAAATGATGGGCTCGGAGGCCGGGTTGATTGCGCTCGTGTGCGAGCTCGTCACGCCGGGCGACCTCATCGTGGCCGAGGGCCGCGGCGCCCGCTCCCGGGACGCCGATTTCGGCGACGTCAACAAAACCGTCAAGATGGCGCAAAAGAGCGCGCAAACCGACGCCGTGTTGCGTTTCGGCGGCCTCTCGGAAATTTTCACGCAAGACCTCGAGGACCTGCCCGGATGGGCCCGCGAGGGCGAGGAGGCGCCCGCCACGTTCGAGCAACCCAAGCGGCAAGCCGCCGAGTCCAAGGCGGCGCCGGCGCCTCGAGCGCCCCAGCAAGGCGACCTCGCCGACGCGCTCCGCCGGTCGGTCGCCGAGGCCGCCGCCAAAAAGGCCGCCGCCGAGGGCGCACGCCCGGCGGCCCCGCGGCCCGCGAGCGCGAGCGCGGCGCCCGCCGACGAGGCCCGGCCCGACGACGCGTTGAGCAAGGCACGGGTCGGGCGCTTGATGGCGCTCGTGCATGAGGCCGTCGAGGCCGCCGACGTGCCGACCGACGCACACGAGGAGATGTTTACCCGCGCGCTTGACTGGCTCCGCGGGTGGGTCGCGACGACGCAAGGCCGCCGCCATTTGGCGCACGCCTCGTACCGCCAGTACGACGCGCTGTGCGACCAGGTCGGCCCCGCCGTCGAGGCCGCCTTGCACGGCGAGCGCCGGCCCGCCCCGCGCCTCGTGCGGCGCTCCTACTCGCCGCCGCGGCGCCGCTCCTAAAGTAGGCGGGCGATGGTAACGCTCCTGTTTCGACAGTGTGCCCGTCGTCGCTGGCGTCGTCGGGTTGAGCGGTGGCTTAACCGCCAAGCCAGGCGCGAGGATTCACGCTGGCGATGACCGGGCCGGTTGATACCGTCGATGGTGCCACGCCCCGCGTGCTGGCGTTCAACGCGGTCGACCATACGTATTGGGTTGACGGCGAGCTCAAACCGAGCGTGACGCAATTGCTCGACGCCGCCGGCATGACGCCGGACTATTCGGTCGTGCAACCGCACGTCTTACAGCACGCCCGCGAGCGCGGTATCCACATTGACGCATGTTGCGACCTCCTCGACGCCGACGACCTCGACTGGCGGAGCGTGGATCCCGAGGCGTTGCCCTATGTCGAGGCGTGGCTCGCGTTTCGCGAATACGAGGGCTACACGCCGCTTGCCGGGCAAGTGCCGCTCTATCATCCCGTCTACGGCTACGCGGGCACCGCCGATAGCGTCGGCGTGCTCCCGGGCGCCCGGCCAACGATTGTCGAGCGCAAGGCCACGACCCGCATGGCGCCGACCTATGCGCTCCAAACCGCCGGCTACGGGCTCGATGGCATGCTGTACGCGCCGCCCGGGGGCGGCGTGCTGGCGCCCGTGCCTTGGTCGGCGCCGTGTCGCCTCGGCGTGCAATTGCTCCGTGACGGCAAATATCGGCTCGTGCCCTACGAGGATCCCGAGGATTTGACGGCCTTTCTCGGCGTCGTGCTCCTCGGGCGGTGGCGGGCCGCCCGCCGCGGCTTGCCAACGGCCCGCCCGGCGCGTTAGCGTTACAGCGTATGGCGACCAAGGGACGCGGGTCGAATGGCGCGCCCCGCGACCTACTCGCGCGGCGCCTCCTCGGCTTGGAACGCGGGCAAGCCGTGACGAATCAGCGCCTCGGGCACCTCGAGGCGCTCGTGGACGTGACCAACGAGCGCCTCGCGGGCGTCGAGCGGCTCGCCGAGGTCCTCGTCGACGAGCTCCGCGGCTTGCGCCGCGACTTGGGCGACGTGGCCGACCTCCGCCGCCGCGTCGAGGTCCTCGAGGGGCGGGCGCAAGGGTGACGCTCGTGCATGAGCTCCCCGATCCGGGGCCGCCCCGAATCCTCGGCGTCAATCGGCGCACGTATCCCAAGCAAGGGGCCGAATACCCCGAGCACGGTGGATTCGACCGCGAGGGCTGTACCGTCCTCGTCGTGCTCGTCGCCGGCGACCCGCGCGTCGGCAATTACGCGGCGTATGCGGGCGCTGGGTCGCCCGAATGGGTCGCCCGCCACGGCAACAAGCTATCTTTCGCCGAGGCATGCGTCCACTTTCCCGGCGGCCAGCTCGAGGCCGACCGCTACCGGGAGCGCTAGGGCTCGGCGGCGTCGTCCTCGAGGCGCTCGAGCGCGTCGGCGGCGAGCGCCTCGAGGACGTCGGCCGGGAGGGCCCCGGTTACGTCGAGCTCGCCGAGGCGCACGATAAGGTCAACCGACGCGGGCTCGGGCGCCGACCATAGCGTACCCGTGCGGCCCCGCACGGCGTCGAGGATTTCAACGGCGAGCTCGAGCTCGACCTCGGTTGTGTAGCGCATGCGTCAGTCGCCGACGTCGCGCGCTTGCTCAAGGTCGTGCACGAGGGCGCGGAGATACTCGTGTAGGATGGCGCGTTGGGCTTGGAGCAATTGCTTGTCGAGCCGGCGGAGGTACGCTTGCAAGTGCTTGACGGCAAAGTCGAGCCGCTCCGCCAGCGCGCGTTGCTCCTCGTACCACTCGCCCGGGTCGTTCGCCATTAGCCGAGTTGGTCGTGCACGAGGTTTGGTGGGAAATTCAGGCGAGCATGGTCGCCCCATGCCACGCGCAGGGAAGCGTCAACGGCTCGCGCTGCCGCCTCCTCGTCGGCGAAGCGCCCGAGGTAATGCCGCACGCCACGCGCGACGACGACGGCGCGCCACTTGCCGCGGTGCCAGATCACGCCCCGATACCGGCTTGACGTGCCGAAATGCCGCTGGTTGGCGTGATTCTCGGCGGGCGATACGAGGCGCAAGTTGGGGCGGCGGTTATCGAGCGTGTCGCCGTTCTTGTGGTCGACGTGCAAGTGCGGCGGCGCGTCGAGCAAGAACCGATGCAAGAGGACCAGGCCACCGCCCCGGCGTCCGGTTGCGGCATAGGGCCAATGGGCGCCAGCGCGAAAGAGGCACCACCGCAACGGGGCGACACGCGGCCAATCGCGCTCGTCAATGAGCGTCGAGGCCCCTTGCGTGAGCGGCACGCGCACGCCGTCGGCGAGCACCTCGACGGGCGGCCGCGGGAGTGGCGGGCGACCCATTATCCTAGTTGATCCATGACTAAATCTTTGAAGAAGCCCGGGCCCGCCGAGCTCACGGCCGTGAGGCGCCCGCCGCCCTCGATGGTCGGGCGGAGCGCGACCCATGTCTCAAAGGCGTGATCCCAAAACGCGACCTCATCGGCGAGCACGCTCGTAAAGGTGTGCTGCCGCGCTTGCTCCTCGCCCTCGCCGAGCGCCACGATCTCCGAGCCATTGGGAAAGCGGAGAAAGCCAATGGAGTACTCGACCTCGACCGCGGGAAACGTCGGCGGCAAGTGGTCGTGGATGAATTTCGCCCGCCGCACGAGCTCCGCCGACCCCTCCGTCTCCGTCTTGCCGAGTTTGCGCGCCATGAACGCGACCTTGGCATGCGGCGAGAACCGCGCGAGCCAGTAGTTGGCGGCGACAAAGAGCCAGGTAATCACCATGCGGCGCGATTTCGGCACGGCCAAGATGGGATGCTCTTGCCACCGCCGCACGAGGAGCTCGGCGTACTCATGCGCGGGGTAGCGCCGCACGCGGCCCGTCACCTCGTCCCGCGTCCAGACGCAATCCCGCACAAACGCCCACGGGTCGCCGGCGGGCCCGTAGGCGCCGAGCATTTTGCGTTGCTCGAGCAGCAAGCGCGCCGCGGCGCGCATGGCTAAGGGATGGTCGGGCCCGAGGACGCGGCCCGCACCGGCGCCGGGTTGCGGCATTGGCGGGCCCTTGTAGCGCGGCGCCCGGGGGCTCGCCTAGGCGTCGGTATGCTCGAGGCGCGCGAGGAGGCGTTTCAGCATGAGCCCGAGGAGTGGCCGCACGGCGTCGCCGAGCTCCTCGGGCGCGACCGCCATGGTCGACCCCCGAAGCCAGGCCGCCCGGCCGGCATGCTCGACCTCGAGCACGAGCCGCACGCGATAGCGCACGGCGAGCTCGGCGAGCGCCTCCTCGCGTGTCATGGCTCCTCGAGGAGCAGGCGCACGACCGGCACGCTACCAATTCCCGCCGGCGGTCTCGGCCTCGCCAAACGTACACGGGCCGCACAGGCCGACCTCGCACACCGTCGGCGCCGCGCCGCATGCATCGCACGCGCCGGTCCAATCCGGATCGGTACACGGGCGCGTGTTGCCGTGCGCGCGGCACCGCGGGAGGCGCGCCCAATATGCCGCGTCGCGCCCGGGCACGCGCACCTCATGGGTACGGCTCACGGCTCCTCGAGGAGCTCGCGCGCCGTTTCCCACGGCTGCGGCTCCATGCTCCCGAGCACGGCGACCGTCCCGGGTAGGAATACGCCCGGGCCGCCGCGCACGGCCTCGAGCGGGCCGGGGCCGACGTCGACTAAGTACCACGGCCCGCGGGCGTGCTCGAGCGCCTCGGCGACGTTGCCCGGCCTCATGGCGCGCCGGCCTCGGGCCGCCGCACGAGCCGCGCCGTGCCCCACCGCCGCGCCGCCCGCGCGAGGGCCGGCGTGTGCCAGCTGACGCGCATGTAGGGGTCGCCCTCGAGGAGCATGGCGCGGAGCACGGGCGCGAGCGCCGCAGGGATCCGCCCGGCGGGCGGCTCGCGGCTCATGGCTCGCCGTCCGCGGGCGCCGGGAGCGCGCCGACGATGCCCTCGAGCCGCGCCGGCCATTCGCCGCGGGTCGAGAACGCCTCCAGCTCGGCGTCGGAGAGCTGCTCGAGCACATGAATCTGATACGACGCCGAGCGCACCACCTTGTCGCCCGACGTGGTCAACACCAAGTCGGCCGCCCGAATGGCGTCGGCGTCGCGGCGCGCCCGCCCCAGCCGCTCGCCGCTCGCCCGGTCCTTCCGCCCGCCCGCGAGCTCGGCCAAATGCTCCATCACGGTCGGCGCCGCGGCCTTCGCCTGCGCCGCCACGCCAAACTCGCCGCGCATGACGCGCTCGAGTTGCGCCGCGCGCACCAGCTCGATCAGGCGCTTCACCGCGGGATGCTGCAACGCTTGCTTGGCCGCTTGCTCCCGCGTGTAGCCGATCGCCCGCGCAATCGACGCGATGTCATAGCCGCCCAAGTAGAGCATGCCGACCGACCACAACCGCGCCGGCGTCGACCGGCGCAGCTCCTCCATGCTCATGCTCGCGCACGCTTCCAGCCACGCCTGCGCCTTCGCCTTGCGCTCCGCCCGCGTCCGCTTCTCCGCCGCCTGCATGACGGCGACCCGCTCGGCCAACACGTCGGGCGGGATCGCCCCCGGCCGATAGGTCCCGGGCCCCGTCCGCCGGTCGCGTGCCGCGTCGCCCATCGCGGACCCCGCTAGCACACCCGCCGGGTCTAGGGCGAGCGGCCCGGCCGCCGGGGCATCGTTAGGTCGTGGCCGTCGGGACGGCGCCGCGGTCCGGCCCGTGCACGGCGGGGGCCGGCCCGGGTAGCACGCTCGCGCGACGCGCTCGCTCACCCCCGCTACCGCGGGGCTGGCGGCCGGGCCCTGGCTTGCTCGCTTGCTAGCTCGCTGGCTGGCTGGGATGCGGGCGCCCGCGCGGGATGCGGGCGCCCGCAGCGGGGACCCTCCGGCGGGCCCGGGGCCCTGCTAGCTGGCTAGGGAGCCAGCTAGCCTGACAGTGCTGGTGTGAGGTGCCGGGGGTCGGTGCGAGCGGAGCCCCGGAGGGGCGGAGCGGCTATCCCTCGCGGGCCGCGAGCCCCCGCCGGCGATTGGCTACCAACCTAGTACCCTAGCCCTCGCGGGCGGAACCCCACGCGGGCGGATTGGGGAGGAACCGAGCGGCCTACCACGGGGGGCCAGGGGCGTGGTCTGGTCCGGATGCGCGGGTCCACGGGGAGGCTAGTTCGAGGGCCAAGCCCGGACTGGCCTCTCGATTGGAGCCCCGTGGCGGTGTTGGAATGGACAAGTAGCATGCCCGTCAAGGCACGGTGCGTCATGGTGAGGGTGTCGGGGGGGTGCGGAGGCGGGTGCGGGCATTGCGGACGGCGCGGGAGGGGGTCTGGCCGGCGCCGAGGAAGGTGCCGGCGGTGGTGCGGACGGTCCAGTAGGGGCGGGTTGGGGTCGGGGGGTCGAGGGAGGCGTGGTAGTGCGTGAGCCACCGGGCGGGGTCGAACCGGGCGAACCGGCCGCGGGGGCGGGGGGCGGCGCTCCGGGCACGATCGCGGGCCCGGACGGCGTCCCAGCCGACGAGGCGACTGCCGTCGGCGCGTCCGCGGCGCATGCTGGCGTCTCTAGCAGGGGGCGTGGCGGGCGCGGAGGATGGCGGCCCGGGGGGAGCGGGCGGCGGCGAGAAAGCGGCCGCGCTGCCAGACGGTCCAATAGGGCCGGCGGGCGGTGGGGGGCTCCAAGCGCGCGCCGAGGCGGCGGAGCAGCGCGGTCAAGTCGGCGTCGCTGGGCCGGTCGGGGCGGGGGAGCCAGGCGGCGCGGCCGTGGTCGCGGGTGCGGAGCGCCTCGAGCGAGCGGTGCCGCGCCATCCCGCGGCCCCTCGTAGCACGGTTTTCGCACGGGAACAGCCGCGACGGGCCGAAAAATCGCGTGTTTCCTCCGCGCGAGGCCGCCGAAACCCCGAACGGAGGGAAACACGGCCCCGATGGCGCGCCTCGAGGCCAATTCGGGCCCGGGAGCGTCACAGAAACCGGCCTAACGAGCCGATTTTGCGCACATCGAGGCCGGGGGTCGTGCCAACCCCTCGAGGCAGGCGATTTCGGGGGGCTTGACGACCCCCGGGGGCGACTGGCAGACGGGCCCGCCCGGAAGTGGCCTCTATCTACCGCCCCCGGGTCGACCGACCGACACTTGGCGCCGCCCCCGGCGTCTCCCCGGCGGTCGGTCGACCCCTCCCCCCGCGCGCGGCGCCATGAGCGGCCCCGGGAGCGGCCCGGGCGGCGCCCCGCAAGTCGTCATCCCGGGCTCGGGGTGGGTCGACGTCGCCTCGCGGGCGATTGTGCAGGTCGGGTTTCCGGTCGTGGTCGCCGGCGTCCTCTTGTGGTTCCTCTTGACGCGCTTCGAGGGCACCATGACGACGATCACGGCCCGGATGGCGGCCAATACCGAAGCCGCGGGGCGTTTGGTCGACTCCGCCGCGCTCGAATTCGCCGAAATTCAGCGCCAATCGGGCGAATTGACGCGGCAAACCGCGCTCTTGCAGCAAATCGCCGACGACAGCAAGACGATCACGGCCACGCGGGCCCGCGAGCTCGAGGAATTGCAGGGGATTGCGCGCCGGATGCCGCACACAGAGGCCCCGCGGTGACCTGGCGCCTCGCGAAGGCGCTCGGGGGCCGCGCCGACGAGGGCTTGCTCGGCGAAATCAACGCCGCGGCCCCGACTCGGTCGAAAGCGAGCGACGGCGGCATCGGCGACCCGCGCCACGCGGCCCGGACGAGCGACCACAACCCGTGCACGTGTTGCCGGGTCGTCTGCGCGCGGGATTTCACCCACGACCCGGCCGGCGGCTTCGATTCCTACGCCTTTGCGGACTGGCTCCGCGGCCGCGTCATGTCCGGCGCCGAGCCGCGCGTCCGCTACGTGATCTCCAACGGCAAGATCTTCTCGGGCGCCGGGCAGTCGCATGCCGCCGGCTTCTGGCGCCCCTACACGGGCAGCAACACGCATGCCCACCATGTGCATGTGAGCGTCCGCCACGGGGCGGACACCTATGATGATGTGCGCCCGTGGGGCTGGCCGCCGGCCCCCGAGGCGCCCGAGGGAGGATCCCCGCCATGACGAAGCGCCCCGAGGACGAGGAGATACCGCCGCCGCCCCCGCCCGATGACGAGGACGCGCTGAAGCGCCTCGAGGACCTGGAGCCCGAGCCCAAAGACGAGCCCGAGCCCGAGGACGCCGGCGCGTAGCGCCATGGCGTGGTCCTATACCGCGCCGCGGGTGCAGCGCCGCCCGCTCGGCACGCCCGTGCGGCCGGCGTCGAGTGGCGGGACCGGCGGCCCGCCGACCGGGCCGGCGGGGGGCGACCTCACCGGCACGTATCCCAATCCGACCCTGGATATTTCCGGCGTCAATCCGGGGATCTACGGGGATGCGACGCACGTCCCGACCCTGGACGTGCGCGGTGATGGTCGGATTTACGGGGCGACCGAGACGGTGTTGCCCACGACGTTCCCGCCAAGTGGCCCGGCGGGCGGTGATTTGACCGGGACGTATCCCGGCCCGACCGTGGCCGCGGCAAAGATCACCGCGGCGAAGCTGTCGCCGGCGCCCGTGGCAGGGGACGTCGGCAAGATGGTGACGGTGGCGACGGGGCCGGCCCTCGCCTACACGGCGGTACCGACAGCGTTGCCCCCGAGCGGCGCCGCCTCGGGTGATCTCTCGGGCACGTACCCGAGCCCCCAGATCGCGGCGGGGGTGATTGTCGACGCCGACGTGAGCGCCACGGCGGCAATTCAGTACAGCAAGCTCACGGGCGTCCCGACGGCCTTGCCCCCGAGCGGGGCGGCGAGCGGGGACCTTACGGGGACGTATCCGGGCCCCACCATCGGCGCCCTCAAGGTGACCGATGCGAAGATCAATGACGTCGCGTGGGGCAAGATCACGGGGGCGCCGACGGCGTTGCCGCCGAGTGGGACGGCGGGCGGCTCGCTGGCGGGCAGCTACCCGAATCCCACGTTGACGACGAGCGGCGTCGCGGCGGGCACGTACGGGACGGCGGCCAAGATTCCGCAAGTGACGCTCACCGCCGAGGGCCGGGTCAGCGCCGTCACGGAGCTGGCCGTGGCGCCGACCGGCGGGAGCCCAAGCGGGCCGGCGGGCGGATCGCTCGCGGGCTCGTATCCCAACCCGACGCTCGCGACGACGGGCGTCACGGCGGGCACCACGGGCGACAAGTACAACGTCGCCCAAGTCACCGTGAATGCCGAGGGCCGCGTGACCGCCGTCGCGCCCGTGCTGATCCGCGCGCGGTGGGGTTGAATCCGTTGACGCGGGTTCCGCTCACGCTGCGCGAAGCCAACGCCTACGTCGCGCGATGGCATCGCCATCACGGGCCGGCGCACGGGTGCCGGTTTTGTCTCGCTGCCGTCTTAGACAACCGCGTCGTCGGCGTCGCCATCGTCGGCCGCCCCGTCGCCCGTCGCCTCGACGACGGCTACACGGTCGAGGTCCGCCGCGTGGCGACCGATGGCACGCCGAATGCGTGCTCCTTCCTCTACGGGGCGTGCCGTCGGGCGGCGCTGGCGCTCGGCTACACGCGGTGCCTTACGTACATTCTCGATACCGAGCCGGGCACGAGTCTCCGCGCGGCGGGCTATCGCTTGGTCGGCGAGGCCGGTGGCGGCTCGTGGTCGCGCGTGAGCCGCCCGCGGGTCGATCTGCACCCGACGCAAGGAAAGCTCCGCTTCGAGGCCGGCGCCTAGATGCCGTTTCTCGGCGCCCGCGGCGCGGCCCCCGACCCGCGCGGTGTCGCCGCGCAACCCATGCCGGGCGTGACGGAATGGAAATGCCCGCGGAACGGCGTCCATGTGGTCGAGGTCCACTATACTGCCGACCCGGGCAAGCGGACGGCCGAATGGAAGCGCACCGCGCAGCAAGGCATGCCGCCGCGCGGCTGGCAACGCGAGTTTGAAATTGCCTTCGACCTCGCCGCGGGCGAGCCCGTGTTGCCGGAATACGTGCCGGCGGAGATGCGCCGCCCGTTTCCCGTGAGCCCGAGCGCGCGCCTGCTGCGCGGTTGGGATTTCGGGCAAGTGTGCCCCGTCACGCTCTTTGCCCAAGTCGACGTGCACGGGCGGCTTGGGTTTGTCGCCGAGCTCGTGCTCGAGCATGCCAATCTGACGGCGCAAATCGAGGCGACGAAAGCGCTAACGCTCGAGCTCATGGGCCCGGGCGCGAATTGCTTTGACGCCGGCGACCCGGAGGCATTGCATGAGATGGAGCTCGGGTCGATTCGCGCCGCGCTCTTGAAGCACGGCATTGTGTTGCAGACGTTCGGCGGCCGCGGCGACACGTCGTACAATAATTTGCGCGACCGGCTTTTGCGCCGCGTGAAGATTCCCGGCGAGGACGTGCCGAGCCCGGCGCTCATTGTCGACCCGCGGTGCCCGATTCTGCATTCGGCGCTCTCGGGCGGCTTCGCCCGCCATCCGAAAACCGGGAAGCCCATGCCGACGCATCCGTACAAGGACGCTGTAGATGCAGCACGCTACCTGAACGACAATCTGCTCGGGAGCTCGTCGGAATGGATGCTCAAACTGCAAGCCATCGCGAAAGCGGATTGCGCGTGGTAGCCACGCGGCCCTCGTTACGGATACGGTTGGCGAATTTGCGGGGGAATTGCGTCCCCCTGCATTTGTTAGAGGAAGTCGAGGCGCTCGAGCGCGAGCTCGCGGCGCTACGGGAGCGCGTTGACGACGCCGGGGGCGTTCCGCTACACGGGCCCGCCCGGAGGTAAGGGGCATGGCGCGAGCTCGAGGCGGGGCGACTGCCGAGACGTTGTCGCCGGGCCGCGGCGACACGCCGACCAATCTCGCCCGCGACCCCGACATTGCGCTCCGGGTCAAGCAAGAGCTCGTGCCGCTCATGAAGCGCACGCGCGACGAGCGCAACGGCGTGCTCCGCGAGCGCTGGCTCCGCTACTACCGCATTTGGAGCGTGCGCCACGACCAGCAAGGCTACCGCGGCCGGACCAATACCTATTTTCCCGTGGGCCGGCGGTGGATCGAACAATGGGTGACACGCATCAAGCGCGACCTCTTCCCCGACCAGGATTGGTTTGCGTGCCGCGCGTTGCGCGAGGATTTCGAGTCACGGATTCCCGCCAAGGTCGCGCTGCAAAAGTATTGGATGCGCCGCTACATGCGGCTCCGGAAGCACTCGCTCCCGTGGCTCCGCCAGCTCGTCATGTATGGCACGTCGCCCGTGCGCAACGTGTGGCGCGTGCTCGAGCACGAGCAAACCGTCTTGCACGACGTGCTCGCCGACGACGGCTCGCCGTCGGGCAAGACCATCGAGGAGGTCGAGAAGGTCGCCGATTTTCTCGGGCCGACCTTCGAGCCCGTCGACCTCTTTGCATTCTACGTGTGGCCGGCGACGGCCGACGGCGTCGACTCCGCCTCGCTGGTCTTTGAGGACCGCTGCGTGCCGCGGAGCCGCGTGTATGCGCTCGGCAACCGCCCGCTCGACCCGCGCGACCCGAAAGCGAGCGGCAACGTGTATGAGAACGTGGACGAGTTGACGGCGCTCTACGACGCCGCGCTCGCCGACCGAGGCGGCGGCGGGCGCAACCCCGACAAGTATGCGGCGCTCTCGCAACGGCTCGCCGACAAGGGGTTCACCGCGCCGCTCGATGACAACGTGCCCGCGGCGCTCCGCCCGCTCGACATTACGGAATGCATGTGGACGGTGGACCTCGAGGGCGACGAGCCCGCACGCTATCTCGTCACGCTCGGCGCCGACGCGATCCCGCTCCGGGTGCAACGCCGCCCGTTCTTTCATGGCACGACGTCCTGGCTCGTCGGGCGCTTCGTCCAGTTGCCCGAGGAGTTTTATGGCCGCGGGTTGCCCGAGCTCTTTGACTACATGCAGTATTTTATCAACGACCTCGGCAACCAATCCGGCGACGCGTTCGTCTGGTCAACGAATCCGATTGCCGTGGTCGACGTCGGCGCCGTGCAGGATCCGACGTCGCTCCGCATGGCGCCGGGCGCGAAGTGGCTTGCCAACCCGGCCGGCGTGCAATTCACGACGCCGCCGCAAGGCGCCGCGCAAGCCGGCTTTGAGGCCGTATCAAATTACGTGGGCATGGCCGACAACTTGGTGGCGCCGACGCCGGCGCGCCCCATGGTCGGGCAGCAAGGGCAAGGGCCGACGGACTCCGCCGGGCTTGCCGCGCAGCTTGCCGATAGCGCCGTCGACCTCCGCGCGATTGTCGAGAACCTCGAGGACGAGGTCATGGTGCCGCTGCTGGAGCGCAGCGACATTCTCTCGCAACAGTGTCTCGACCGCGACATTATTTTGAAGGTCGCCGGCGCCGACGGCATGGAGCTCGTCGAGCATCCCGTCACGGTCGCCGACTTGGTCGGCGAATACGAGTGGGAATGGCTCGGGACCACGACCGCGCTCAACCAACAAGTACGGGCGCAACAAATGGTGCAAGGCATCGCGCTCTTGACGCAAGTGCCGCAAGACCAGCTCGCCGCCCAAGGCGTCACGGTCGACTGGCCGTATGTGCTCCGCACGTTCTGGTCGGTCGGGCTCGGGCTGCCCGACGCCGACCGGGTTGTCAAAACCAGCGAGCTCCCGCCGAATGATTGGCGGTGGGAGAACGCGCTCGCCCGCGTCAATCGTGCCGGCGAGCTCCGCGTGTCGCCGCAAGACGCTCACACGGCGCACGTCCAGGGGCATCAACACATGCTGGCCTCGGGCGCGCTCTCCGACGACGCGCGCCTCGCGTTGCAAGCGCATACGCACCAGCACGTCGGCCTCATGATTGCCGCCGAGGCGCAAGCGCTCGCGCAGAGCATGGCGCAGCTTGCCGGCCCCGGGGGCGCCCCGCCCGGCGGCCTCCCGCCGGGAGCCCCTCCCGGCCCGCCCGGGCCCCTCCCCACTCTGCCCGGCGGGCCACCGCCGATGGGGGGGTTCCCGCCGGGCGGGCCGCCCGGGCCACCGCCCATGGGGCCGCCGCCCGGCCTCCCGCCGGGGGGCCCGCCGCCCGGGCTCATCATGCCCCCACCGCCGCCCGGGGCCATGCCGGGCGGCCCGCCGCGCGGGCTCATGCCGGGTGTCCCCGGGCACGGCGTCAATGCGCTCGCGAGTTTTTTGACCGCGCCGATGGGCCCGCGACCCGCGCGGCCGCATTCCGACGCGCGCAACCAGGCCAAGGCGATGATGGGGATTCGGCCGCCGGCGCCGCTCGGGCAAGGCCGCGTCGGGAAAACGCGTAACGTGTCGGATCTCTTCCGCCGCCTCCCGCGGCTCCCGACAGGAGGGTAGGGCAATGGCCGCGAAAGGCACGCTCTTTGGGAAACCGCGCGACGAGGTCGTGAAGCGCCCCGGCGCGTTCACCGCCAAGGCCGACAAGGCCGGCAAATCGACAAGCGCCTATGCCCGGCAAGTGCTGAAACCGAGCTCAAGCGCCTCGACGCGGACCAAGAAACAAGCCGCCCTCGCGCAAACCTTCAAAAAACTTCGCGCGGGCAAGGCGAAATTCGCGGCGGCGCTCGTGCTCGCCTCGGCGCTCGTCGCCCGCGCCGACGCCGCCTCCAAGGGATGCCCGAGCGGGAGCCTCACGCCGACGCCGATCACCGCGATCGGAGCGACACCGGATGTTGTCCTTGCGCGCGCGGCGCCCGCGCTGCTCCTAGAAGTCACCGCGACCGCGGGCACCGCGACCGCGCAAATGGAAATTTCGTGCGACGATATCTATTGGGCGCCCGTGCAAAATTCGGTCATGAATCTGACGCCGCCAAACAATAGCCAAGCTGTTTCGGTCTTGGCGCCCACATGCAGCTACCGGGCCCGGGTCACCGCGTGCTCGTCATGCGCGGTGCGGGTCCTCTACGCGTGCTCGGGAGCGCACTAGATGCGTACCGCGTGGCTCGGGCTCCTCGGGCTCGCCGGCGTCGCCGCCGCGCAACCCGCGGCGGTTGATTGCGGCCCGGCTTGGAACGGGTGCGGCCCCGCGGGCGGCGTGACGAGCTCGACCACGTCGACCACGTCGACCACGACGGCCGCCCCGACGACGCTCGCGCCAACGACGCTCGCGCCAACGACCACGACGCCGACGAGCTCGACCACGAGCACGACCTAACGGGAGGGGGCAATTATGCCGCTCATTCAGTTGATTGTGGTCCTTATCGTCATTGGGTTGATTCTCTATCTCGTGGAAAGTCTCTTGCCGCTCGACCCGGCCATTAAGCAGGTCATTCGCGTCGTCATTGTGCTGGCCGTTGTCCTCTGGTTGCTCTCGCTCGTCGGCCTGATTCCGGCGCGAATTGGCCGCGCCGACGGTGCGACGCGCTACGCCCGAGCCATCATCGAAGCGGCCCCGCGCGCACGAGGGGCTTGACACGCCGGGGGGGCGCAAGGCACACGGGCCCGCCCAAAGATGGCACGCAAAGCGTTAGTGCCGCCGATGGGCCCGCCCGGTACCATGCCGCCCGGTAAGGTCGGCGGCGGGAAACGGAAGGGTAAGGCCGCCGTGCCACGCATGAAAGGCGGCGCGCCACCGCCGCCCCCGCGGCCCGTGCGCGGCCGCGTGCCCGGCCCGCCCGGTCTGACACCGCGGCGCATGGGGCCACCGCCGCCGGGGCGCGGCGCGCCGCCCCGCATGACGCCCCCGCCGATGGCCGCCGAAACCTCACGCGCCGAGCGCCTCGAGGGCGCCATGCCGCCGCCGCCGTCCACTCGCGCCCCCGCCATGCCGCCAGGCCGGGCGCAAACCATGGCCGCGCTCCGCCGCGGCAAGGTGGCGTTCTAGTGTTTGGGCCCGCCGCCGGCGTCGACCCGCACGAGCTCGCGCGCTTGACGGCCGAGCTCGAGGCGAGCGGGTACCACCGCGCGCTCCGGGAGTACGTCGAGGCGCGCACGCAACACTTGCTCGCGACCGACCTCCGCGACCCGCACGCGGTCATGAAAGGCCGCGGGCAAGTCGAGGAGCTCCAACGCCTCGTGTCGCCCGTCTTTGTCCAATCGCTCGCCCTCACGGCGCTCGCGAAACGCGCCGGCGAGCGCGCCGGCCTCGAGGCGAGCGCGGCCGCCGACCGGGCTGCCGTCGTGCGCGCCGAATGGTGGACCGACCCGGTCGCCGACGAGCCGATCCCGTAGGAGGCACATGGCCGACGAGCTCGCACCGAGCACCGCGCCGAGCCCGCCCGAGGGCGCCGGCGCGCCCCCGCCCGAGGCGCCCGAGGCGCCGGCGGCGCCGAGCGTTGACGAGCGGTTTGCGAAACTCGAGAGCGACCTCGCCCGCGAGCGCGATTACCGCGGGCACTTGGAGAGCACGCTCCGCCTCCTGCAACCCCAGCAAGCCCCCGCCCAAGGGCCGCCGCCGCTCGTGCGCCTCCCGCGCGATTCCGCGCAACGGATTGCCGCCACGCTCGGCGGACAATGGAACGAGGACGCCGTGCAATCGCACGCGCCAATCTTCGCGGCATTCCTGCAAGAGCTCGCCGCGCCGCTCCTCGTCGGCATCGAGGGCATGGCCGACGCCGTCGACCTCGTGCAAGCCCGGCAAGAGGTCGACCACTACGAAACCATCGCCGAGGAGGCCGACCGTGTGCGGGGCGAGTATCGCCGCGGCGGCCAAGTCATCACGCGCAAGCAAGCCGTTGCGCTCGTAAAGGCGCGCCGCATGGATGATCCGGCCTACGTCGACCGCATGATAGACGAGCGCGCGAAGCAACGCGGCGCCGAGCACGCGAACCGCGCCGCGGCCGCCGGCGCGGCCGTCACGGAGGGCGGCGCCTCGGCACAGAAAGCCGGGCCCGAGCCGACGAAAGGGCCGCGGGCGCCCGTCACGCGCGAGGAGTTTTCCCGCATGTCGCTCGAGGAGAAACGCAAGGCGCTCGAGGGCGCCGCGCTCTAGGAGGAGGTCGCCATGCCAGGCTCGACGTATAACTACAACGATCCCGGGTTGAGTACCTCAACCACGCTCGTCAACGACCTCGCGCCACTCTGGTTACAGGACGAGCTCCTCGCCGTGGCGGAAAAACTCACCGTGTTTTCCGACATCGGCGACAAGCCCAACATTCCCGACGGCGAGGGCAAGACGTACTCGGCGCAGCGCTATGAGCGGCTCCCGCTCCCGACGGCGCCGCTCTCCGAGGGCATCACGCCGGATGCCACCGCGCTCGTGGTCAACAAGGTGACCGCGCTCTTGGAGCAGTGGGGCATGGTTGTCGCCCTGACCGACGTCGCGCTCATGACGACCAAACACCCGGCGCTCAACGCCGCGAAGGATCGCCTCGGCAACTCCGCCGCGGAATTGCAGGACCGCGAGATACAGAAAACTCTCATGGGCTCTGGCGCGGTCGTGTTCCCGGGCGGCAAGACGTCGCGCACGACGCTCGTGGCCGGCGACGTGCCGACCACGGATTTCGTCTCGGGCATCGTCGCGACGCTCCGCCAGCTGGGCGCGCCGACCTTCCCCGGCGCGATGTACGCCGGCGTGATCGACCCGTTCAACGAGCAGGATCTGGCGAAGGATCAAACCTTCGTGCTCTCGCATCAGTACGCTGAAAACGTGGCGCTCATGAATGCCGAGGTTGGGCGGTGGCGTGGCGTGCGCTGGAAGCGGTCGAACCTGCTTCCCATCGTGTCGCTCCTCGCGACCGGCGCCGGGGGCGCCTCGGCAACGAATCAGGCGCCGGGCACGGGCGAGACGGGATTCACCGCGGGCGCCACCGTCAAGGTGACCGTCGCGCTCGCCGACCCGATTTCCGGGCTCGATACCAAGCAGATTGCGAGCGCCAGCGTGACCAACGCCGCGGCGTTTACCGTCGCGTTTACGATCACGGCCACGGCGCCCGAGGGCCGCTACAACGTGTACGTGTCGGCCGAGGGCGGCGCCGTGCCGCTCTATCAGACCACCGTGCAAAAGCCGCTCGGCGCGCAGTATGTCGGCGTCGTTGCCAAGGCCGTGACGAGCGCCGCGGCCACGACGTCGGTCGGCTTCAACGCGAGCGGCGCCCCCGCCGGCGCGGATCCGCCCGCCGCGGGCAACGTGCATTTCGGCTACATTTTCGGCAAGAGCGCCTTTGCCGTGCCCGCGCTCGGCGCCCGGGTCGAGACCACCATCACGCCGGCGACGGCGACCGATAGCGACCCGCTGAAGCAGCGCCGCAAGTGCGGGTTCAAGTTCATGACGAAAACCTGCATTCTCAATACGGATTTCTTCCGGCGCTTTGAGTGTCAGAGCGCCTTCGGGTGATTCGTATGGGCCGCCCTCCGAAAATCCGTCCGAGCGGCGGCGACGTGCCCGCACTCGAGCCCGAGCGGCTCGAGCCCGAGGACGTCGCCGCCGAGGCGATCGCCCACCGCGACCCGTTGTCACCCGAGGAGGTCCGGGCGCTCAATCAATTGTGGCGCGATACGAACCACTACGAGGACGACGAATCCCGCAAACTCAACCGCACCGCCGTCGCCCGGCTCCGCCGCGCGTCGCATACCGAGATTCATCCGGGCTGTACGCTCGTGACCATCGACATCCCCATGCTGCCCAATAAGCAATTCGTGCGTATCAACGAGGAGGCGTATTTCGGCACGCGCGAGGTCTGGGAATGCACGGCGCGCACCATTCTCGAGCTCGTTACGCATGCCCGCCAGGTCGAGGCCGCCCGCATGAGCGATACCGGCGGCGGCATGGTGGACCTCGATTCGCCGCTCGCCGAGCGCGTGCGGGCGATTCAACGGGCATGATGGCACACGGGAAAGCCGCACGGCCGTCGCCGCCGTTCTCCGGGCAATTGCTCCGCGTCACGGGCGAGGGCGAGCAAGTCACCATTGCGTTTACCGCCGCGAGCTCCGCGGAGCTCCTCGAGCGCCTCGAGGCCGCCGGCACGGCCGCCGTCGCCCGCATGCGCACTAACAACGCGGCCGTGCTCGCCGCCGGCGACGAGTTCGAGGCGCGGCAAACGCGCGTCTATCACAACGCGGTGGCGCAGCTCCGCCGCGAGCTCGGCATGCCCGACCCGCCCGCGGAGGAGGAGGACGTCACCCGTGCCGACAATTCCGCCGGGGCGGTACACACGCCAGCGCATCCGTGACTTGGCGTTAAACCGCGCGGGCAACCGCGCGCTCGACGCCGACGCCAAGGATTTTCTCTCGCAACTCCTCTACGAGCTGTACACGCTCGCCGACTGGCCGTTTCTCTACGTGTCGGCACCACTCGCCATTGCGGGCGCGAGCGTGGCGTTGCCCGAGGATTTCGTCACGCCGCAAGACGATCGCGCCATGCAAATCGTCGCCATTGACGGCACGCCGCAACACAATGCCTTTGTCCTCGAGGTCGCGCCCGAGCAATTGGCGGCGTATCCGACAGGCCCCGGCGGCGGGATTCCGACCGTGTGGGCCGTCTCCCGGAGCGATACGACCGCGCTCTTTGCGCCCGACCCGAGCGGGCGGCGCATTGACGCGCTCATACGATACCGCCGCCTCCCGCCCGAGCCGCTCCCGGCCGTCGAGCCCGCCGACGTGCCCGTGTTCCCGTATCACAATTATCTCGTCCAAGCGGTCTACGTGTTTGCGCTCGAGCACGAGCGCGACCCGCGCGCGCCGCAAGAGGCCGGCGTGCGGGATAATCTCATGGCGCTGATTCGCCGCGGCGCCTCGCCCGTGCGGTCGCAACGCGCCGATATTCCGCTTGACCCGCTCGTCTTTGGGCGGCCGTTCCAAGGGGATTAGATGCCCGGCGGCCCCGACAGAGAAACGCCGATTCCCGTCCGGCGCTTTCAGGGCACCATGCTCGCCATGGACCCGGCCTTTGTGCCGCCCGGCTTCGTCACGCGGTGCGAGAATTGGGTGCCGGATCTGACGCTCGTCTTGAGCAAGCGGCGCGGGAGCGCGCCGTGGCAACGGTTGCCGCAACCCGGGCGCGTCGACCCGCTCTACTACTGTAGCGGGAGCGACGGCACGCGCTATCTCTATTGCATCGCCAATGACCAACTGTACGTCTCCGTGAACGACGCACCGATGACCACGGTCACCAATGGGGCGTTTACGGCGGGCCCCGTGGAGGACCTCCGCTACGGCGTCGCGGCGGTCGGCGATACGCTCTACATCGGGAACGACAGCGACCCCATCAAACAGATTCCGCTCGGCGGCGCCGCGACGGACCTCGTGCCGCTCGCGTTGCTCGACGATACGGGCCAGGTCGCGACGGCGATTGCCGACGAGCTCGCCCGCGTGCTCGCCGGGACGTACAGCTATCGCTGGGCCATCTATCACACGTCGACGCAGCAGTGGACGAAAGTCGGCCCCGTGCACACCATCACGACGGCGGGCACGGGGCGGCAACGGCTCGGCTTTCAGGCGCCGACCGTGGCGCTCGGGACGGGCGAGCTCTACCACTTGTTTCTTGCCGGCGTCGACCAGGAGATTGAGGGCGCGCACGACCAGACCCCGGCCGGGTTGCCGGCGTCGGGCGGCGTCGATCAATTCGCCTTGTGGGACGATCCCGCGGTGGAGTCGGCGGTCGTGCCGATTCCCTCGACGGTCGTCCGGCGCGGCGCGCATCTGATTGCGCATCGCGGCCGCTTGTGGGGCGCCGGCGGCCTCGATGCCACGGCGCGGCGCGTCTGGGCGACCAACGTGCTCGTGCCCGGCCTCGAACAATCGCTCTATGACCAAGCGCTCTTTTTCCCGGCCGGCGCCGTGACGCCGGACTTGGGAGACCCCGTCACGGCGCTCGCCGTCGCCACGTTGTCCTCGACCAATCGGAGCCCGACGTCGCCGCTCGGTATCATGACGGCGCAATCGACGTGGCTCTATTTCGGCGATCCGGTGGACGACCCGCAATCCTCGCTTGTCCAGGTGTCCGACGAGGTCGGGTGCATCAGCGACCGTACCGTGGCGTCGACCCCGCTCGGCATCGTGTTTTGCGGCAAGCGGAGCGTGTATCTCTTGACGCCGCAACAAGCCGAGCCGAAAGACGTGGGCTGGCCGATCGAGCCGGCGGTGCGCGCGGTGCCCGTGCCCGAGCGGACGCGGTGTTGGGCGATCTACCACCGCGGGTTTTACAAGCTGGCGCTTGTGCCCGCGGGCGGCGACGAGCCGACGCAGCAATGGTGGCTCGACCTCCGCCGCGGCCTCGGCGACCCGCCGGCGTGGTGGGGGCCACATACGACGCCGAGCTACAGCGCCGGGGCGCGCGCGACGAATCATCCGGCGGAGGAGGATCGCGCGTGGGCCGCGCAAGACAGCTCCGTGGCATTCTTCGTGCTCCTCGACCAGGCCGACCGTTACACCGATCCGGTCGGGCCGCGCTCGGGCGGGCAATGGAACGTCGCGCACTGGAACGTTGACCAGTGGGCGCAAGAAAACGCCGTGCCCATTGTCTCGCGGCTCGTGACCGCGGACCTCGACGGCGGCGCGCCGTTGACGCCGAAGATTGCGAAGCGCGCCCGCATCGTCGCGAACATCTTTGAAAGCACGTCGCTCGGGATTACCGTGACCGCCGATCATAGCTACGGCGTCGCGGGCACGCTCAACGTGCCGATGGCGCTCGGCGACGTGTGGGATACGGCTGTGTGGGATACCGCCGCGTGGGCGATGCAACAATGGATCTTGAGCGAATTTGAATGCCCGGTGCCCGAGCCGCGCGGCCGGCTCTTTTCCACGACGTTGACGCACGTTGACCCGAATCCCTGTGACCTGCGCGATTTCGAGCTCCGCGTGCAACCGTCGAGTCGGGAGACGCAGTAGTGGCGCAGATTCCCCGCCCGCCGAAGCAAGGCGCCGTCATGACGTACGTCGCGAAAGTCGCGGCGGGCTACCCGCACATCTTGGCCGGCGAGATGGACGCGGACCTCGATACGATCTACGGCGCGTGGAATGGCGGCGCCGATACGGTCAACATTCGTGACGGCGCAATCACGAGCGCCAAGCTGGCGGCGGATTCGGTCGGGCCGCGCGAGTTGCAAGATAGCGGTGTGGGCACGAGCAATCTGGCCGACGCCGCCGTCACGACGCCGAAGATTGCCGACGGCGCGGTGACGGATCCGAAGATCGTGAGTGTCGCGTGGGCGAAGGTGACGGGCATCACGCTCCCGACGACCCTCCCGCCGAGCGGCCCGGCCGGCGGCGATCTGGCGGGCTCGACGTATCCCAATCCGGTGATTGCGCCGGGCGCCGTGACGGCGGCGAAGCTCGCGCCCGGCGCGGTCGGCCCGACTGCTCTCGCGACGGGTTCGGTCGGGGCCGCCCAGATACTGGATGGCAGTATCGGCACGGTCGAGCTCGCCGACGGCGCGGTGACGCGCGCCAAACTCGCGGTCAATGGAACGCTCGCGCCGCCCGGCGTGTTCGTCTCGAATCCGAGCGGCTTTGCGCTGAACACGGCGGGCGTGTGGACGAACTATGCGACGCTCCCGAGCCTCACGACGCGAGGCGGGGCCGTGCTCTTGCTGGCGAATCCCGCGTCAAGTGTGCTGGGGGGCGTCGCGGGGGGCATCTGCAACACGCGGTGGCTCCGCGACGGCACCCCGCTCGCCGCGAGCCCGTGGTTGGTGTCCGCGCCGGCCGGCAACACCGCGACGCCTCTCCCGGGCGTGACCTGGCTGGATCTGAACGCGCCCGCGGGCGCGCACGTCTACAGCTATCAGGTGCAGGCGGGCGCCAGTTGTAGCATCGTGAGCCCCCCGCAAAGTGACGGCGGATTCTTCGCGTTGGAGATTGGCTAATGGCGGTCACGCGACCACTCAAAGAAGGCAGCGTCACCACGTATCAGGCCAAGGTCGCGGCCGGCTTTCCCGATATCCTCGCGAGCGAGGTCGACGCCGACCTCGATACGATCTATGCGGCCTGGAACGGCAACGTGGGCACGGCGAATCTCGTCGACGGCGCGGTCACGTATGCGAAGCTGGCGCCCGACGCGCAGCTCTGGCGCGACACGGGCACCGCGCTCACCCCCGGGACGAGTTTTGCGACGCGCCCCGTTGCGTGCGCGCCGGTCAATAATGCGCTCTCGTGGGGTGTCGCGACCGTGAAAGGGCGCTTGGTCGATCAAGGGGCGGGCGATATTCAATGGCGCGTCAATGCGACGACCAGCAACGTGCAGGATGACGTCGCGAAACCCTCGTGGGGGATGCGCATGGGGCCCGCGGTGGATAACCTGTATGTCTCTCGCGCTCCGGCGGGTTCCAGTACCTACGTCGGGTTACTGACGGTCGACGCGACCGGCAACTTATATGTGACCGCCTCCGAGTTTTTCGGGGCGCAGGGGTCGCTCACGTCCGCCGCCGGCAGCTCGACCAACTTTGGTCGGAACTATAGCAATGCGCCAGGATATGATAACACTAAAGCGAGCTGGGTAGTATTCCTTCATTCCAACGATACCCTTGGCGTGTGGCGTGGTGCGCCCGGCGTTGGCAGCCCAAACACGAGCTTATTGTCGCTCGACGCGGCCGGCAATTTGACGATTGCCGGCGCGACGGCGACCAAAGCGAGCGGCACGACGTGGGCGAATCCCTCCGATCGCCGCTTGAAGGACGAGATTGCGGACTACGCGACCGGGCTCGCCGCCATCCTGCAATTGCAACCGCGGACCTTCGTGTACAACGGGAAAGGCGGCTCGGTCGCCGGCATGCGTGGCTATGGGTTCATCGCCGATGAAGTCGCGCCCGTCATGCCCGAGACGGTCAGCACGCGGGCCGGGAAGCTCGAGGCCGACGACGAGGAGGAGACCGACATTCAGACGCTTGACCAGTCGAATCTCATTCTGGCACTCGTCAACGCCGTCAAGGAGTTGGCGGCCCGTATGGACGCACAATGACCGACCGGGGCTCCCTCGACCGCGCGACGCTCGAGGCACGCCACGGCGCCTTGCACGCGGAGCTCCTCGAGGCTATGCGCACGGTCGAGCGCTACCGCGGCGCGCTCGCCCTCCTCGACGAGCTCCTCGCGCTGCCCGACCCGCCGCCGCCCGGCGAGGCGCGCGGGCTCGAGGCGGTCGCATGATTCGCCGGGCGACCTTCGGCGACGTGCCCGGGCTCCGCCGCCTCTTTGCCGCGTTGACGGCGGAGGTCGAGGCGAGCCGCGCGGTATCGTATCCGACGCACGGCGCCGAGGATCTCGATTCCTTTACGCTCTTGACGGCGCAGCGGGTCGAGAACGATCCGACCTTGCTGCTGTACGTCGCAACCGACGACGCTGGCGAGCTCGTCGGGTTTCTCGGTGGCGAGGTTTCCGAGCGGGCCATCGGGCAGCCGCGCATTTTTGGCTCCGCCCATTGGCTCTATATCGTGCCCGCCGCCCGGGGCCGCGGCCTCGCCCGCGAGCTCGTGCGCCGCGGCGCCGCCGACTTGGAGGCGCTCGGTGTGTCACACGTTGAGCTCGCAGCCGTCGCCGGCGATCTGCAATGGATGGCCCGTGGCTGGATTCCGTTCCTCGTGCACCATGCCTTGCCGGTCGCCGCCGTGCTGGCCGGCGCCGCCGAGCGCCCCGCCGTCCAACCCACCGCGGCGGAGCGCCCGGCGGCGTCGGCCCCTCCTCCGCCGCCCGAGGCGCCGGCGTCGCCTCCGAAACGCCGACGCGGGCGGCCGCCCAAGCCGCGGCTCGTCGCGGGAGGCCGGGCATGAGCCTCGTGATCCGCCTCGCCGAGCCCGGCGACCGTCGCGCCCTCGAGCTCCTCCTCGGCGGGCTCATGCGGGAGCATCAAGCGGCCTTTCCCGAGGCCTATCCGCATTTTGCGAGCCCCGAGGCGGCCGCCGCGTTTTTCGCCGGCGGCTACGCCGTGCGGCTCGAGCATGATTCGCGCCTCGTCGCCGTGCTGGCCGTCGACCGCGCCCCCGTGGGGTGCCTTGTGGGGGAGGTCGTCGGGCGGGCCGTCGGTCGGCCGGCGACGGTGTGTCACGTTGATTGGTTTGTTGTCGCGCCCGAGGCCCGCGGGCAGGGCATCGGGCGGCGGCTCGTGCGTGCCGGCCTCGCTGTGCTCGCGACGCACGGCGTGACGCACATCGAGTGCCTAAGCGCGCCGGGCGACCGGCAATGGCAACGCCGCGGCTGGCGGGAAACGGCGCGCCGCTACGTCGCCCCATGCGAGGACGTCGCCAAATGGGTCGACCTCGAGGAGCTCCCGCATGATGCAGGATAGCCGCCGCTACCATCGCACGCGCCCGCCGACCTTTGCGCGGGCGTATGGGTCGCAACAATCCTCGCCCGGCGTGGTGTCGCCGTATGGCGGCCTCCCGGCGCAGGTCGCGGGGCGCCTCAACCGCCAACAACTCTCGCCGCTCCTCCTCGGGCTCGGCGCCGGGCAAGGCGCGAAATATCAGAAACTCATGAGCGACATTCAAAGCGGCCGCGCCTCGGGTCCGCTCGCGTCGGCGATTCAACAAATCCAGCAATTCGCGCCCGGCGTGGTGAGCGGCGCGCAAGGCATCGGGCAGCAAATGAGCGCGCAAGGCGCCACGGCGGTCGGCAGCTTGCAAGACGCGATTCGGACCGCGCAAGCGCAAATGCCGCAATATCTCGCCGGCACCAATCAGGCGTTTGGCGCGTCGCAAGGGGCGCTCGGCAACGCGCAGGATCTGTACGGGCAAGCCGCGGCCATGCTCCCGGGGTTGCAGCAAACCTCGGCGCAAGGCACGCAAGGGGCGCAGCAAGCGTTGGGCGCCGCGCAGGGCTACATGACGGGGCCGCAAATGCAGGCGGCGCAAGCGCAGCTTGCCCGCGCGCAAGGGCTCTTGCAGGGGGGGAGCGCGGAGGGCGGCGCCGAGAATGCCGTGCAATTGGCGCAACGCTACGCGCAGCAAGCCGCCTCGCCGATTGCGAATGAGGACCTCTACCAAGCGGCCTCGCGGCGCGTGATGCAGCAAATTCAACCCGGGCTCGCCGCCCGCGGCCTCGAGGCCGGTGGCGCCGGCGCGCAGCTCTCGGCCGACACGCAACGCGACTTGGCGATGCAGTTTGCGCAGAATCAGGCCGCGCAACGGCAAGCGACGTTGCAGGGGTTGACGGGCGCCTCGCAAGGGCTCGGCGGGCTCCAAACGCAAGCGCAGCAAAACGTGGGCGCCGCGGCCTCGGGGCTCGGCAACCTGCAAGCCCAAGGGCTGCAAGGGCTCGAGGGCGCGAGCCAGGGCGTCCAGCAAGCGGCGGCCGCGCAAGGGGCGCTCGGGCAAACGATGCTCCCGTATCTCTCGGCGATTCAGCAAGGCGCGCAAGGCGTCGGGCAGATGGCCGGGCAAGGCGCCAATATCAACATGATGGCGCCGCAGCTCGCCGGCATGCAGGCAGACGCCGTCAACCGGCTTGGGCAAACCCTCATGCAGCAATATAATTTGCCGATGCAGGGGGCCGGCAATCTTCTCAACTTGCTCACGGCCGGGCAAGCCCCGAGCCTGCAGATGCTTCAGGCGACGTCGCCCCAAGTCGCAAATTCGAGCAAGGGATACAATATCCTCTAGAGGTCGCGAGCTATGACGCACGATACCCGGCGCTATCATCGCACACGGCGGCCGACGTTTGCCCGCGGATACGGGATGCTCGGTGCCCTCGGGAGCGGCGTGGCCGATGCCGCGGGCGCCGCCGGGGGCGCCCTCGGGAGCGCCGCGAGCACCGTCGGGAGCGGCCTCGAGAGCGCCGTCGGCTCGGCGCTCGGAGGCGCCGGGCAATCCGCGCTCGGCGGCCTCTCGAGCGTCGGGCAAGGGTTGCAATCGCTCTTTAGCGGGGGCGGCGGCGAGGCCGGGCACCTCGCGGCCCTCGGGCAAGCGGTGCCCCAAGGCGTCGAGCTCGCGGGGCCCTCGAGCACGTTTGCCGGGCCCGGGTTTCTCGGCGGTGTCATGCAAGGGTTTACCGGCGCCGCGTCACACGTCGCCGACCCGAGCGCGGCGACAAGTTTTGGCTCGGGGATCGGGCAGCTCTTGAGCACGCTCGACCAATTGAACGCGGGGCGGCAAGGCGGCGTCTCGATGCAACCGATTGTGCAAGGGCTCGGCGCGCACCTCCAGGGGCCGCGCGTCATTCCCGGCGGCTCGTCGCAACCCGGGCAAGGGAACATCATGAAAATGATTGGGCAGATTCTCGGCGCGGTCTGACATGGATTCGCCCGTTACGAGCGGCATCGAGAATATCGCCGGGCGCGGGATCGGGCTCCTCGCCGCGGCCTCGGCGATTAAGGGCGGCGGCCTCGGGAATTACATGATGGCGCGCGCCCGCATGCTCGGGGATCCGAATTTCCGCTCGACGTTGATTGATAGCCCGTTCACGTCGGGATTTTTCGGCCTCGGGCAAGGGGCGGGGCCGACGCCGGCGGGCCCCGCGGGCACCGCCACGGGCGGCGTCGCGCAACCGGCCGATATGGTTGGGCCGCCCGCGCCGTCGGATGCAATCGCCGCCCCGCAAGACGTGCGCTACCTCCCGACGGGCGGGCACTGGTACCCGGCCGTGTCGCCGCTCGACTACGCCTCGCAAGCGAAAGCGGAGCAAGACCGCGCCACGATGATCGGGCTCACCAGCACTGACCCGGGAATCCGCACGCAATCGAAACTCGCGCTCGGCGTGCCGCTGTCGACCGGCGAGCTCGAGCAATCCGTGAGCGCCGGACGGCATTTGGTTGGGCTCGCGGGGCCGGGCTCACAAGTCCAGTACAAAGTGCCGGGGGGCGCGTTGACGGTCGGGTCGCCCTATATCGCCGGCAACTACATGGATCCGGGCGCCGCGTCGGTCGTGGCGGCGCGCACGGGCGGCGTCGTGGTGCCGGGCTCGGTACCGGGCACCTATGACGTCAAAACGCCCGAGAAGCCCGCCGAGAACGAGCACCTTAGCCGCGAGGAGGCCGCCGCCGCCGCGCAACCGGGCGAGGTGCCCGCGCTGTCGGGACGTACCGTGAACGGCGTGCCGACATGGGTCAACCGCAAGGTCGAGCCGCAAGGCGTGGCGCCGCTCGAGTCACGCGGCACCGTGCCAGCGACCGAGACGCCGCCCGCGACGATTCCGACCCGTACCAACAATCCGGGCAGCATCAAGGACGGTCCATTCGCGCAGGCGCAACCCGGCTACCTCGGCGCGGGCCCCCCGGCGACCGACGGCGGCCGCTTTGCCGTCTTCAACTCGCCCGAGGCCGGCCACGCCGCCATGACGAATCTCTTGCGGGCGCCGTCCTATCAAGGCTTGCCGGTCGGGGCGGGCTTGCAACGTTGGTCCGGTGGGGGCTATGGCGGCGAGGTCGCGCAGGGGGCCGGTATCGACCCGACGCGCCCCATGGCGTCGCTTAGTGACGCGGAGCGCACCACGCTCACCGGCGCCATGGCGCGGCGGGAAGGATTCCAGGGGTCGCTCTCGGCGCCCGCGGCGCCCGCGGCCGCCCCGACACCGCCCGCGGCCGCACCCGCCCCGCCGCCTCCGCCGCCCCCGCCCCCGCATGAGGTCGTGCGGCTCAACCCCGACGGCTCGTTTTCGCCCGTCACGCCGCCGGCGCCGCCCCCGCGAGCGCCCGCGCCGCGAGCCGCGGCGACCGTCGCCGCGCCGCCGAGCTCGTCGCTGTTCCAATTCCCCGCCGGGGCCGCCGTTGCGCCGCCATATGAGGTCGTGCCAGGCGCCGAATTGGGCGGCGTCGCGAGCGGCGCCCCGCCGGCGCCCGCCGAGCAACGCGGCCCGATGCCGCCGCCGACCCCGCCCGCGCCCGCCAGTGTGGTGCCGTTCGCCCAAGCGGTAGCCGGGCAAGCCGCGGGCGCCGCGGGCGCGGCCCCGGCCGGTATGCCCGCCGGCACGCAAGAGTTTACCGAAACGCGTCCGCTCCCCGCGGCCATTGGCGGCTCCGTCACCGTGACCGGCAAAACGCCCGAGGCGCTCGATTACGAGCGGCGGCAAGCGGAGATACAAAAACAGGTCGAGCGCGACTTTGGGAAAATTCCCGAGGCCAAGGACGTGCAAGCCGCGCTCATGGTGCGCGCGCCGATTGATGCGCTCTTGACTGCATACCCGAAACCCGAGGACCGCGGCGCGTATCTCGGGTACGTCACGCCATATCTCCAGCAAGTGTTGGCGGCCAAGGATCCGCGTTACCAGCATTTTCTGGCACTCAACGACGAGATACGGAGCTCGATGCTGGCGGCGGGCGCGCCCAAAGAGGCGATTGACGCGCTCCCGACCGGCGCGGAAACCACGGCGGAAGCCTACGAGGCGAAATTGCGCTCCGCGGCGGATACGGCCGACCGCATGATTGCCGGGCAAACCGCGCTCGCCAACATGCACACCAGGGATCTGTCGGCGCCCGACAAGCTACAAAAGTTGCTGCAATACATGGCAACCCCGAGCGCCGTGCATTACGGGCCGTACCCGTGGACCGACGAGCAAGCGCAAGCGCAATCGACCCCGCCGAGCGCGCCGCCGACGTCGACCACGAGCCCGTTTGTGGTGGACCGGCTCTACACGGTGCAACCGTCGGCGCAGTAATGGCCGAGGACCAGCAATTCTACCGCCAATTCTTGCAGTCGACCGGCCCCGACGGCTCGCAAACCGTGCGGGAGGTCGTGTCGCCGACTCTGCTCGACGCCGACGCCGCCGCCGCGGCGGAGCACCAAGCGGGCCGCACGTTTGCGGGGTTCGTCGCGCCCGAGAAAATGGCGGGCGTTGGGCGGGCGCCGGCGCAACCGCCGCCACCGCCCGAGCCCGCGGTGCCACCGTTGCCGTCCGACGTCGCGCCGACGTCGGGCATCGTGCCGACAAATTACGGCGCGGCGCCCGACCCGCGGGCCGCGGCCATGGATGCCCGAATCCGCGGCGCGCTCGAGGAGGCGGGCGCCCCGAGCTCCCGCGTTGCGGCGCCCGGGAGCTCGCCGTGGCTCAATGCCATTCCGCCGTTTCTTGCGGCGGCGGGCCCAACGGCGCTCGCGATTGCGCAACCCGAGCTCGGGATACCGTTGTGGATTGCCCAAGCGGCGGCCGCCGGGGGCGGCATGGGCGGTGGTGAGGCACTCCGCGAGAAACTCGCGGGCGAGGCGCTCTCGCCGTCGAATATCGCCGAGTCCACCGCCCTCGGGGCCGGGACCGAGGCCGGCATGAGCCGGGTCGGTATTCCGCTCGCCACGGCCGCCGCGCGCGGCCTCGTCGGCCGCCTCTCTGGAACGCTCGGCGCCGTCGAGGAGCTCGGGCCCGTGCTGGCGTCGCAAAATGCCGCGACCACCGCGGCGCCGACGGTCGGCGACCTGGCCGCCGCGGGCGCCGACGCGACCCGGAGCGCAACCGAGCCCGCCTTTAAGGCTGCCCGGGTTGCGGGGGCGGGGCTCCCGGTCTCGACGGCCGGGCTCGAGCCGTATGCGACGGCCGCGAGCACCGCGGTCACGCGGGCCGGCGCCACGCCCGACCAGGTCGCCGAATTTGGCACGGTCGTCAAACCCATGGTCGGCGGCGTGCCGGGCGATTACGCGCAGCTCGCCGGGCGCGAGCGCCAACTCGAGAATTGGGTTGCTGGCATGCGCGCACAAGGCGCCGACCCGGCCGACGTGGCGGCCGTCCAGCAATTGCACGGCGCCGTCGGGAGCCAGCTTGACGCCACGGCCACGGGCACGCCGGCGGCCCCGATGCGCGCGCAATACGTGGCGCTCCAAGGCGAAACCCTCCCGACCCGCTACGGGCTGTCGAACCTGCAAAGCAACCCCGCCGAGCTCGCGGCGCCGGCGAACGTGCCCGCGTTCCAAACGGTCGTGGCGCAAGCGAGTGCCGCCGACCGGCCCGCGCTGGCGGCCGCATGGGTCGATTCCGCCCGGCAAGCCGCGGCGCAAGCGGGCAACCCCGTCACCGCCATGCGCGGGGCATACGAGGCGCTCGGGCCCGAGACGCAAACGGCGCTCTTTGGCGCGCAAAAGGGCGCCTTTGAGCACGTCATCAATACCGCGTGGGGCGGCTCGCCGGCCGACGTGCAAAGCCTCCTCGGCACGACGGCCGCCTTTGGCGGTGGGGGTGCCGGGGCGAGTCACCTCGGGCTTCCGTTCCATGTGCCGGGCATCATAACGGCGCGGGCGGTCTCCGACGCCGCCACGCCATTTCTTGCACGCGGCGCGCTTATGAATCCGCCCGTGGCGGCGTTTGGGGCGGGCGTGTCGCGTGTGGCCGGCCAAGCGGGGCCGGCGGTGGCTCGCCTCGGCGGGCAAGTGGTTGCCGAGCGGGCCCGGCAAGCGGGCTTGCCGACGTTCTAGCGTCGCGCGCTGCGTACCCAAGTAGCTGCCCGAGCCAATCCGCGGGCACGTAGGTATCGTAGAGGTACCCGATTGCGCCCACGATTCCGAGGCCGATAATCCACGAGAGCATAGTATCAGAGACGATACGTGTCACGGCGATGGGTTGACAAGGGGGGCCGTCACCGCCGGCGGGCCCGGAGGGCTTCGAGGGTCTCCCGCGCGACGTCGCGTGCTAAGGCGACGAATTGGCTCCGAAACTCCTCGTCTTTGAGGAGCTCGCCCCCGAGGAGGTCGCCTTGCTGTTCCGCCGCGACGCGGAGGCGCGCAACGAGGGCCGCCTCAACGCCGTCGCGGACGAGCGCATGGAGGGGCGTTCCATTGCCGGTGCGTCGGGGTTTCATCGCTTCTTAGCGTTACACTGGCCGGCCCGCGATGGGCAAGTCACCGCCGCCGGCCCCGGGCATAGGCGACAAGGCCAAGCGCAAGCCCCGCCGCGGCGAGGGCGAGGATGGCGCCCGGCGTGCCGAGGAGCCCCGCGAGCCAGCGAACGCCGAGCACGGCGCCGAGGAGCGGGCCGACCATGACGGCGCCGAGGACGGCATACGGGAGCACGGCGACGGCGACCGCGGCGAGGAGGTAGAGCGCCACGGCGAGGAGGGCGAGCCGGGCGAGCGTATCGGAATCAGGCAACCACACGGCGGCCCGCGCACACATGCGTCACGTAGAAGGGCACGCCCTCGCCGGCCCGGCGGCAGACGCGCTCGGGCTTGTAGCGGTAGGCGCGCTCGAGGAGATAGACGGCCGGGGCCCGCTCGAGGCAGACCGGCGTCTCGGTCACATGCCACCGCACGCGGAGCCGCGCCCGCACGACCGGGCGGCGACACGCCGGGCAGACTGTCACCGCGCCGGCGCCTCGGCGCCCGCCCCTTGCCGGATCCGCCAGGCCGTCACCCGGCACCGCGGCGAGCAATAGCGGGCCGTCGACCGCCACGGCCGAAATGGCATGCGGCAGGTCGGGCACACGCGGCGCCGTTTGTGCGCACCCTGTAACGGATTGCGTGCCCGCCTAGGCGTTACAGGGCCCCGGCGCGCCTCCTGGCTCATGCCGAGGCGCCCACGGCCCGGCGCCGGGCCGTGGGCGTGGTTTGCGGGTCGCTCTCGTCGGCGGCCGTGCCGCCCACTTCCCGCAAATGGGTGGCGAGCGCGTCGGCGACCCACTCGCATACGCGAGTGCCCTCCTCAACCGCCGCCACCTTGACGGCGCGGTGCAGGCGGGCCGGAATCCGGGTTCCGAGTTGCACGACGTGGGTGCGGTACTCGACTCGCGGCATGGTCGGATCCTTTCGCGGCCGCGACATACGCGGCCATGAGCAAGCCCTCGGCGGGGCCCTCGTCGACGGCGGCAATGGCGCCGAGGCTCGGGAAGCGCTCTTGCGCCCGCAACCGGCTCGCGCGCTTGTCGGCGTGAATCAGGCCGGCGTGTTGCTTCCACACGGCGGGGGCGACAATCCGAAACGGGACGCGCATGCCGACCACAAGCCCAAGCCACAAGCCAAACCCGACACCCGTGCGGTAGCTCGACGCCGTGCCTTGGCGGGGGCGGGCGCCTTGTGCCTCGAGCACGACCTCGACGCCGCGGAGCGCGGGCGGGAGGCCGTCGACCGCCGGGCGGCCGTCGACCGCGGCGGCGAGGAGCGCCCGCATGGCCTCGGGGTTGTACTCGTCGCGTGCCTTGCGCCCGCGCATCACCATGAGGACGGGCGTGCGGTGCATGCTGACGCCGAGGAGCTCGCCGGCGGCGTCGAGGTCGAGCACGCCGAGGCCGCCGTGCAAGCCCGGGTCGATCCCGATTACCCTCATGGCCGCCGCCGTGGGCACGCGAGGCCATGCCGCCACCACTGCCCGCACCGCCGGCAATAGAGCCCAAGCACCGCCCCGAGGACGCGCCACCGCCCCGGGCGGCGGAGCTCGAGGAGCACGACCGGCCTCGCGCCATTCATGCGGGGGAGGCTCATCCGTCCTCGCCCGGCTCCCGCCGCCCGGGAGCGGGGCGGCTCGCAATGTCCGTGAGCAAGGTCCGGAACCCCGACCCGGGCCGGATGCGTGGGAGGACCTCCCGCAACGCCGCCGCCATTTCCTCCCGCGTCACGTAGGGGAGGAGCGGCGACATGGGCGGCGACGGCGGGCGGGGCGGCACGGGCCGGACGCACGCCCGGCGGCGGAGCTCGACGGGGGTCGGCAGCAACGCCCCGCTTTCGGCCCCGTGGACGAGTCGGCGGAGCGCGCGCGTGATGGCGGCGAGCTCGAGGTCCTCGAGGGCCCGGAAATATGCCCGCGCGACCTCCTCGGGCACGCGGCGTCCAAGCACGCCCGCGGCGGCGAGGAGCTCACCCCGAAACGCGGCGTAGTCGTCGCCGCTCATGGCTGCTGCCCCGCGTGCTCGGCTTTCAAGATCGCGATGGATTCCGCCACGGCGCGCTCCTCGCCCGTCAAGGGCAGCTCGTCTTGCCACTGCTGCTGGCGTAAAAATGTCGCTGGGTCCTCGATAAATCCCCGGCGCCACGCGTCGCTCGCTTGCCACCGCGCGACGCCGGCAAGAATCGGCTCGAGATGGCGGGCCGCGTCGGTCGCCGTCCAGGCCCGGAGCGCCGCCGGCTTGTGGCGTTTCTTGGGGTAGGCCGACCAGAATCGGTCAAAGCCCAATGCAGTCGGACAGGGCGCCGGCCCGGCGGCGCCGTGAGTGAGCGAAGCGAACGATAAAAGATCTTCTCCGGATCCGGGTACGGGACCGGGAGGCTGCGTTTCCAACGCGTTGGTAACGGCGTTGGTAACGGTGTTGGTAACGGCGTTACATCGGCGTTTCGCTCGCCACCGCTGGACGCGAGTCGTGATTTTCGTGCTTCGCTCCTGCTGTTCTGCCCGTGACAAGTTGTAATCGAGGAAGTCGTGCACCTCCCACGACGCGCCCTGGTCGTGCCACAACCCGATCCGGGCCAGGTCCGCGGCGACGTCGGCCGGCGTGACGCCATGCCGCACCCGGCCGCCCGTCGCCTCGCTCACCTGGATGCTCGAGAGGTCGAGGAGCTGTGCCACGCGGCGCTTGGGGATAAACCCATCGGTCAGATTGCGGGCACACCACGTAATCGCGGCGACGTGGAGCGCAAACCCGAGCGGGCCCGCCGCGATGATTTTGGGGTTGTCGAGGATGGCGTCATCCAACCGCGCCCACATGCCCGCGCCTCCTCCCCGATACGGGTCACTTTCGCCCCGTATCTCGCCGAATCCTGCAACCAGTTTGCAACCACGAGCCCGCCGAGCCGTGCGGCGCCGTGCCGACCCGCTCCCGGCGCCGGTCGCGCGGCACGAATCTTTCCGCACGGTTAGCGGGCCGTGCCCGCGGGGCTCCCGGCGCCGGTCGGCGCCCGGGCAGACTCTTAATCAGCGGGTCGGAGGTTCGATCCCTCCGCGGCCCATTAACAAAATCATGGGCTTGCGTCACGCCCGCCGTCTCCGCGACGCCTTGCTAGCCGTTTCTGCAACCACTTTGCAACCACGAGGATCCGCCGCCGGGGGCGGCCCCAAAAGACCCGGCCCGCAATCGTCGACGCGCAGAAAGCGCGGACCATGACGCGCGGCGACGTCGTCGTAGTCGGGTTGGAACGATTCCGCGATGGGCCGCGCGCCAAATCCGCCGACGACCTCGATTCCACACGTCGGGCAGCGATAGAGGTCAGCATACCAAAGCTTGTACGGGCGCCAGTCGTCCCCAACGGGCATGCCCTCCTCGATGAGCACGCCGGCCTTTTTGGTCCGGAGAAACTTCTTGCACGCGACGCAAATCATGCGCGCCCCCGCCGGCCCGTGGTTGCAGGGCTGGTTGCAGGGGCCGCGTCGAGCACGTCGACCCCGGCCCGATCCTCGAGCGGCAACCCCGAGCCGTAGAGGTCGACGGTCGTGGCGAGGCTCGCGTGCCCGAGGAGCCGTTGCACGTAGACGGGCGATTTGCCCGCCGAGATGAGCTGCGATCCGACCGTGTGGCGGAGGTCGTGCGGCCCGAGGCGCCGCCCGAGGCAGGCGCCGGCGGCGAGCCGCGCGAGCGCCCGGCGCACGTTCCGGCCGTCGAGCATGGTGCCGGCCTCGGAGGGAAAGAGCCACGGCGTGACGGGCTCGCCGTCGAGCCGCACGACCTTCGCGAGCGCCGCCGCGTGCGCGTCGAGCACGCCGGCGAGCTCGCGGGAGACGTCGACCACGCGGGCCCCGTGTTTCGGGAGCTCCGCCCGCCCGTGCTTGGCGTTCCAGGCCCGCTCGACCCGGAGCACGCCGCCGGCGGCGTTGTAGTCGCCGAGGCGAAGCATGAGCGCCTCCCCAAGCCGCATGCCCGTCCGGGCGAGGAGGAGCACGACCGGAAACCATGAGGGCTCCGCGGTGCGCGTGTACTCGAGGAGGGCGGCCGTTTGCTCCCGGTCGAGGGCCCGGCGGCGCACGGCGGCCCGCCGGGCGTTTTTGCTCGGGTAGAGGCGCAGCACCTTGCCGAGCCGCGCCGCCGGGTTGTCACCGCGCAACCCATCCTCGACGGCCGCGTTGAGCAGGGCGCGAAGCGTCGCATACACGGCGTAAATCGACCCGGGGGCGAGCGGCTTGCCGGCGACGCCTTGGCGGCGACACTCGACCAGCATGGCGCGGAGCTCGGGCCGCGAGAGCTCGGCGACCGGCCGGGCCCCGAGGCGCGGCGCGAGATAGCGCGCGAATTGCTCGGCATAGGCCGCATGCGTCCGCGCCTTGACGGCGTCCTCAATCGCCGCGAGCCACCGCGCCCCGTAGACGGCCACCGTGCTGTCGCTGGCAACCACGGGCTCGAGGCCGCGGGCCGCGCGGAGCCGCCGAGCGTTGGCGTCCAACCACGCTTGCGCCTCGCGATGGGTCGCAAAGGCCGGGTATTTCTGCGTGCCGTCGGGCGTGCGGTACTTGACGTAAAAGGGCTTTTTGCATGGGCGGCCCCACTTGCTAACTCTCACGAGCCGCCCCCGTGCGGCCCCGGGTCGGGGCCGCGCCATGCTGCTTGACCAGGAGCCCAAGGCTCGCCGTGGCGAGGGCCGTGACTGCCCGCGCCCCTTGCTCCCAGCGGGCGACGGTCGTCACCGTCACCCCGAGGGCGCTCGCGAGCTCCCGCTGTGTCCAGCCGAGGCGCCGGCGCAGTGCTTGTACGTCTTGTGGGGTCATGCCGTGGAGTATACCGGAGGTCTGCACCGCTCGCCACGGCATCGAGGGCGGCGCGGGCAAAGTGCAGGCGGCCCTTGGGCGGCCGCGGGAGCGGCACGAGCTCGCCGCGCTCGACCCGGGCGTAGAGCGTATCGAGCGAGATGCGCAGGTAATCGGCGGCCTCGGGCGCCGTCAAAATCGCCCGCACGGTGCCGGGTTGTGGCGCCCGCTCGAGGACGACGGGCGCCGGGGCGGCCCGCTCGGCGCGCTCCGTCCGCACCCGGTCGTCGCACAAGGCGCAGAGGGATACGCATGGTGCGTGCGGGAGCTCGCGGACAAAGGCGTCCAGCTCGGGGAGCGTGAGTGCCGCCACCGCGGCGGCCAGCGCGGCGGCTTTCACGCGCGCCCTCGCCCGACGTTGCGGCCGATTCTCCCCGTGCGCGTCATGATTCGCCCTCGATTGCGGTCTGCGAGCGGGCGTGCCCGTTTCCAGTCACCACGCGCCCCCACTGCCCAACCCGGCAACGCACCCGCCCGAGAGCTGGAATATGTCGCGCTTGCGATGTGAGAGGGTCGCTCACTACTGCCGTTGTGTTTTTCTGTCAAGTCGAACTATGGTGTCAGCGTGCGGAAAACTGCACCTAAACGCGCGACTCGCAAGGACATTGAAGCATTGCGGCGCGTACGCTACGCCCGCGAGCGCATGGGGCGCCCGCCGCAACCGCCGCGCAGCTATGTCACGCGGCACATTCGATTTCGCCGGGTTATCGACGCCGGCGTGCGCCAAGCCGCGCGTGAGGAACGCCGCGGCTTTAACGACCTCGTGCAACTGATCGTGGAGGATTGGTTGCATGCCCGCGCCGAGCGCCGCGGGCACGAGCTCCCGGGCACGCCGGCGCCGCTCCTACCGCCTCGGCGTCACCGGCAACCCCGCCAGCCGCCGCGCAAGCCGTAGCTGCGCCTCGAAGGCGCCGGGATGCACGACCGCGGCCCACGTCAACACGGCGCGGGCATCGAGCACGACGCCGGCCCGGCGCCAGCGCTTCAACGTGGCCTCGGCGACGCCGAGCGCCTCGAGCACGGCCGTCGGCCCACCGGCGGCTTGGATGGTCCGATAGACCAGATTGACGGGCGTGCGCGGGCGGTTGCGCCCGTTCTTGCGGCGGCGTGCCATAGGGCTTGGATCTGTACCGTATCGGCGGGGGCGCGTCGAGCCAATCTAGGGGCCGCGCGCAATACGTGTCGTGCTTGACACCTAATCGGGCGGGGGCGTATGGTCTAGCCACATGACAACCCCCCCCGCCCGCGTGCGCCGTCTCGTGACCGTCCTGCTCCTCGCCACCGCCCTGACCGGGTGTACGTGGTACGACATTTTCCGCATGCGCCAGATTCAGCGGCAAATGTACGAGGGCTACCAGGCGTATTGCGCCGAGCACGTCAAAGAATGCGTCGACGCCTACAACCGGGCGCAAATCGACGTCAACCTCAACCGCCGATAATGCTAGCCGGTCGCGCGACAGAGGAGCATGGGCGGGCGGCCGCGCCGGGCGCGAAACGTGCGGAGCGCCCGCGCGGGCGGCGTGGGCGGGCGGCGGGCGACCGTGGCACGGAGCCGCGCCCGCACGGCGTCGGCGTCGAGCTCGAGCACGTCGCACATGGGGCGAAACGCGAGCGGCCAGCGCTCGTCCTCGCTCATGAGCCACCGCCACGCGGTCGCATAGTCTCTCGCCGTCACCGGATAGCGCCGCAAATCCTCGAGGCTTGCCGTGAACACCGCTAAGAGTAAGCGCCGCTCGGGCACGACCTCGCGGCGCCGGGCGCGGAATGGGTCGAGCATCGCGACGGCGTCGGTCGGATCCGGGCCCGATTCCGGCAACCCGAAGCGGCGTCGCCCGCCCGAGATTTGCACCTGTGTACCGGCGCCGGAAGAAAATGCCACTATATCGGCCGTCTATCAGACCGCCGGCGTAACAGAAAGGCCAGCAATGGAACCGCAAAGCATGCCCGCCGAGGCCGCCCCCGCCGTGGTACCCGACGCCGCGCCCGACGCGCTCGCTGCCGGGCTCGTGCTCGGCGACCCGGTCGCGCTCGCCGCCCGCCTCGAGACGTACACCAAAGCCCGCGAGATTTTCCTCGACTGGCTCTTTAACCGCCTCGTCGCGGGAAACGATTACATGCTCATCCACCGCAAGGTCGGGCCGCGCGGCAACAAGACGGAATGCCCGAATGCCGCCGACGCCAAGAGCCCCGCGTGCCCGACGTGCAAGGGCCGGGCGACCTTGTGCAAGCCGGGCACGGAGAAAATTACCGGCTTGCTGCAATTGCGCCCGCGCTTTCGGCGCGACGTCGAC